CACTCACGAGCGCCCATGCTATTCTGAGGATGCCCACAATTTCATCCCAGACACCTTTGAGAATCGGTGCTAGATAGGGCCAGATGACATTCCAAACTTTCAGGAAAGCATTCAAATCTTTCTGGAATTCATTGATCCATTTGGTAAGGACCGGCGCGATACGTGTGACGATCTCATCGGCAAATTGTCCGATAGCAGCCGTCGCTTGCACGATGTAAGGTGAAAGAAATTTGATAGCCGAGCCGAGCACGTTGGCGATGATGCCTGCAATTTGAATGATGATTGGAATAGCCTTCTCGAATACGGGAAGCATTGCCACAATCTCTTTTTGCAGCGATTCTTTCAAGATGCCAGAGACCTGCACAAACACCGGCACCAGTCCCGCTGCCGCCTGTCCAAGGTTCTTGAATCCCGGCTCTGCTTGCCGAAAAGCGGGAACGACACTGGTTTGGAACCACTTGCCGAGTTGTTGTGACTGTGATGACAGTGCTTCAATGGTGTTAACACCAGGATCTAGATTGAAAATGGCCTGCCCAATTTGCTGAAAAATAGGCACAATGCCAGCGAGTGGTCCTGTGCCGTTCTCGATAGCCTCATCGATATCAACAAATGCTCCTGATAATCCCCACAGCAAATCAGTAATGGTCTGAAGTCCGGCCCCGGCAATCTTCTGGATAGCTTCAGCGATTGGATCAAAGTCACCTTTTGATGCGGTCAGATTTTTAACAAATGCACCAAACTTGCTGCTGACATAATCAATTTCAGTTGAGACGGTATGCCATGCATTGGCGAAATCAGAGATATTGACGGTGCGTAAGACATTGCCGACATAGGAGACGGTGGCACCGATATCGCCAAAGATCTTTGCGACATCCTTGCCTGCTCCGGTCGCAAATTGTTGAAAAGCAGAAGAGGAGACCAAATTGCCGAGATCAAGTAGTCCAACTTTCGCCGCATCAAACTCAGGTCCAGTGAATGCACGCCAGGCGGCGCTAATGTTGTCTTTAAACGTACTCAACAGACCTAAGAATGTACGAGACTGAGCCTGCATACCACCGCCAAAGGTCTGCTCCATACCAGCACGCAGCATTTCGATACCCTTCGATGCAGGGATCGTGCCATCGGTGACCATCTGCTGAACTTGTGCCGTGGTCAGTCCCATTTGTTTGGCAAGGATCGAGAACCCATTGATGCCAACAGATGAGAGTTGCATCAAATCCTGCGTCTGGATCTTGCCAGCGGCGTTCATCTGCCCGAAGACAGAAACGACTTGCTGGAGCATGGCAGGCGTATTCTTGCCTAACCCAGAAAGCGCGTCGCCAATAGCCAGCAAAAGAGGATGTGTATTTTTTAAAGGAATCTGGAAGGCAATGAGTTGTTGTTCGGCATTCTCCAAATCAGGCAACTCAAACGGCGTATCAGCCGCAATCTTTTGTAAGGATTGGAGTTCGGCACTGGCTGCTTTAGACGATCCGAGCAAAGAGGTAAAGGCTACCTGTGTTTGCTCCATGTTGGCATTGCCGCCCAAGAGCAATTGCCCTGCCTGCTGGATCATCTGCCCAAAGTTTTGAATGCCATAGATCGTGCCACCGATCTTATTGCCAAGATCGAGCATGCCACCGATTGCATTTTTGATGCCAGAGAAAAACCCACCGCTAACCTCGGACGCGGCAGAACGTACGGATTCCACAAAGTTACTGGCCATTTCAGATGCCGTCTTGGTGACAGTAGATTGAAACTCTGACATCTGAGAACCAGCGTCTTGCGTAGCAGTATCGACTCGTTGGAGTCCTTCCGCAGCCTGAGCACCACCGGACTGTAACTCTGCTAATCCAGCACGCGCTTGTTGTGCCTTGGCTTCGAGGAGTGTGAGGTTAGCCTCTGCCTCTGGGACTCCTTTGACTGCCTGCCCGGCATCGGCTGCGTTTTGCAATGTTTGCAGTTTCTCACGAGCAGCAGTGACCTGTGATTCGAGGAGGGTGAGTTTCGCAGCAGCAACATCAGTATTGGACACCATGTTGCCAGCGTTAAATGGCTTGATGGAGGAGAGTTTTTCGCTTGTTTGCGTTGCAGCAGTGCCAACACTGGACAGGTTTCGTTGAGCCTGATCAGCCCCTTGGACAGAAATCTGCGCCGTTAACTGACTTACTACAACTGCCATATCGAACTACTCCTACCGATGTTTTTCTATCTCTGCTTGTGCGTATGCTTCCGCAGATTCAGCGATCAATGCTTTATCCCGCCAATAAATGCTCTGTGTGAGCAAGTCCCACGGAGCTACCCCTAGATATCTTGCCGCTTTGATTAGCGGATACCAGTCAGGCATCCATATCTGTTCGTTCCACACTTTCCCTTCCAGAGCCAGAAAGCGCCGTAAGGCAACTAACTCTGGGTCGTCACCTGTGGCGCTATTGCTTCCGGGCGGATATCACCAGAGATAGCAACATAGGCTTGCATGCGCAGAGCAATGGGCAATTCACCAAAGCGTGCCGGGTCCAGCGGGAATTTCTGCGTTTGCTCGTCGTCTTCAAACACATCCCAGTCCTGAATGATCCCTGCCAACGCCTTGTTAAAGTCGTCGAACCCTGCCATCACATCAGCATCTTGGACTGATTGGAACACCTGAAAGGCCGTGAAGAACTGTTCAGTGACACGAGCAGGGTAGTAGATAATCGTGACCGTCTCATCAGGTGTTTCTCCTGCTTGAAAGGTCACGTGAGCAGTGTTGGCTGCGATTTTGCGTAAAGAAATTGGCATACATGTCGTCCTATAAAGCTGTAATGAGATTGGTTAATGTGACTTCCTGAGACTTGCCCCATGTTGGATCTTCTGCGATCGTGCATTCGAACCCGATGGCATACACACCATTGCTGTCAGAGAACTGATCAGGCTTGCCGACGAAAACTGCCATGTCATGCTGGAAAGTGTCATTGATGGAGTTGCCAGCATCGATCACAGGACCAACAGCCTCAACGCGGATGTACTTGAGCACGCCAGCACGTACAGAGGAGAGCAATGCCATACCAGTTGCATCAGCCTCAAGCAGGATTTTGAAGGTGGATTTCGGGGCAAGATCAACGTGATTGCTGAAGGATGCATTCGCGCGATTGACGAACCAGGCAGGTCCATAGATGCCGTCCATGGTGTAATCACCACTGATAAATTTGAGTGCCTGTGTGGTGCCGAGTCCAGCCTGCGTGTCGTCCATGTAGACATTGATTTGGTTCGCCACAATTGGAGCCAGTGCCACATTGGTCGGAGAGGAAGTCATCGTAATACCGGTCTGCAACTGGTGAGCAAGGATGGTTCCAGAGACCTCAAATGATTTGCGGTCGAACTTGTAGCCGAACTGTGTGTATAGACCATACGCAAGCTTCTCAGCAGTCGTCCCATCGCCTTGTTCAAAGGTGTAGGTCTGTGGCTCCTTAATCCCGGCAATCGGTGGCGTATACACCCAATCCTTTGCAGTCGTGCTGATGCCTGATGCGACTGGTGTGGTCGTTCCCATAGCACCGGCAAGCGGGTAGACGAGTGTGTTGTAGCAGCCGCTACCACTCATGGAACCGTCAACCCATTCCTCGTTGGCTTCTTGCACAACAGGGTATTTATGTCCAGTTGCCATGTAGGTGGCAAGGTCGAAGGACGCACCAAACTGGAAAGTAAAAGGAAGCAGTGTCTTATTTGCGGCAACAGCCGTTCCCAAGGCGGTAAGAGACTCGGCTCCGACCTGCACGCGCTGGTTGACTGACGCCCTTTCTGGGGTGTAGACCAATTTCTTATTCCTCCATCACCCCTTATTCAATGTCCAAAATGCCCAAATTGCATTTAGACACTGGATAAGAGATATGAAAAGCGACGTTAAAAATTATGCTGGTACTTGTTGGAGCACCGTACGATATAATCCGCCGATACTGACCCACTTCACGCCATCAATGGCGTTAGGTAATTGCAGTGGTGACTCTCGATAGCAGGCTGCTACAAAACCACCAGACACAGCGACATTGCGCTGAACCTTCAAGATGTCATCGACAAGCGCTGATGCGATCGCAATCTGATCGATCATACTTTCTGGACCAGACACGCGTACCTGATAAAGTGGTTGTGTAAGCAATCTGACGCCATTTGATGTATTTGTGTCGAACCCGGTCTGATATCCGTAGATTCCAAACGGCGCTGGTTGATTAGATGGCACAGAGTCAGGCCACATACCGCCAGGTAAGACTGCCGCAAGATCGGCGTTATCAATGAGTACCTGCTTGAAAAATCTCAGTGAAATAACAATCTCATGGGTGCTCATATATCACCCAGCTTATCAGCAACCAACTTCAGACCAGCATCTAAACTCTCACGCGCCTCTTCTAGTCCAGGTTCCCAAAAAGCATGACCAGTTTGGTGAGATGTTCCGTAGTTTGGGAATGCAGCATATTCAGCCGCTACTGCTACTATTGCCGTCTGGTCATCGAGAGGCGCTTCAACTTGTGGGAATGCTCTCTCACCACCTTTGTAATCGCTACCTTCAGATGTCACAGTATAGACACTGTTGAGCATGAAACCCGTATCCACCTGCCCATTCGCCACGATATGCGCCTGCACATTCCCTTTTGCATCCTGTGCCGTCTTGCGTACCATCTGACTCAGGACACCCGGCAGGGCATCAGCAATCTGCTGAAAATGATTGAAGTTATCCGCCATTTTGCACCTGTCCCTGCACTTTACTGGCCAGCACGTTCAACTCAAAATTGTAACTCTGCGGTTCGAGAAGCACCTGTACTGTGAGCGTCTGATCACCCATCACGAGTAAATCCTGCTGCTGTACATCGGTATCCGGTGGCATGCGTATCTGTGCCGTAATCTGTGCCGCCACCTGATCTGCATAGAGCGCAAGGATACTAGCCGATGGCTGTTTCACTCCCACATAGAGCGTCGCTATCGGGGTTGGCGGCGGCGTATTGCTCTGATAACCAAGAGACCCTTGTGTGCCATTTGGGCGCTTGATTGTACATGGCACATCGTAAGTAGATGCCAACGCACTCTCGATAGCGTTCAGTTCACATGAGCTAAATGATTGCATGCCTACCTCGTCAGATCAGGACTGTCCAGTAAGCGGACACGCACACTGTCAATCGGTGGTTGAACATCAGAGCGTACCATCTTGGCAACCTTTGGTCTTGCTCGTTTGCGATACTGTTGTGCCAATGTAAGTTTCGCTGTGAGCATCTGGGACCGATGGAATGATCTCCCGTCCACCGAGAAATCATAGTTACAGGTCAGTGTTGCTGCCCACATTTCGAGCAGATCGGCACTACAAGCGTAGCAGTCAAAAGATTTTCCCGTAAGAAAGACGGGTGGCAACTGCCCTGGTGCTGTTCCACTTGCAAACACATCGGTCTCAAACTGAAAGCGTGCCTGATCGATAAGCAACTCCATCGCAACTGGTGTTACGACGACCCACGCCTTGTTACTCTGATTCGCCTGTAGCACCACATCGCTCTCAAAGTATCCATAGCGACTATAGAAGTCAGCAAAGATGGTATCCGCTTGACTGTCAGTATTGGCATTGTTGACGATACTCGGACCAATCAGTAATGGTTCGTAACGTAGATCCATTCTGTTCGCATCCAAGTAGGACTGGATCGTTGTATCGTCAAACTGTTGGCTTGCGTTTGCGGGATCTCCGATCAGTTGTCGGGCTTTCGCTATCAGGTCCGCCATCGACGATCGTACTGCCATCTTGCTCCTGCTCCTCTGGTTTGACTACTCTCGGATCAGCGACTTCTTGCCCACCTTCCGAGAGTAGCCGTGTGATGTGGGCTTCGTGGTGGACGAGTTCAATTCGTCCATTAGAAAGCTTGATCCACATATCAGAATGCCCTTGGAAGCAAGATGGCCCAGATCGTGCCTGTCGTGCTTGCGGCAAAGTCCACTTGAAGCGTTGCGTCAGGTTGTAGGAAACGTGCCACTTCAAACGGACCAATAAAGGCCGTTCCTGTAGAAGCAGTCAGATTGCCCGTCGTCAGATCACCTTTGCCCGCTTCAAAAGCAGGGCTATCAGGAGATGAGGCGATATTCGCTCCTGCTCTGACGGTCACTGTTTTTGTGGATGCAGTGCTGTTCTGGACATAGAGCACCAGACGGTCGATGTTGCCACCAGCAGGAATGGTTTTCGTCGGAATAGTAATCACCATGCCATTTGTGGCATCGATGGCGGTACCAGCATTATTAAGAACGGCAGTATTGCCGGTAAGACTTGTTAAAGGTAAAGCGGTTCGTGCCATAATAGATCTCCTCCAGACTACGGATGTTGCATATAAGCGGACGCAATAGCATACGGACGAACGGTTTTGGCACCGTAGAGAGCGAGACCCTTGACGGCATCAGCGAATCGGTATGGTGGTCGATATGCTTCGGTTTTGTTTAGTCCCTCAGCCTTGGTGAGTCCCATGCTATGCCCTGCCATAACCACATCCACACTACCAGCAATACCGACTGTTCCAGTAATATGAGGCGCGTTGTTTGATTCGTACACATCCATGCCAGCAATGCGTCCAAGATACGCATCAGAAGCGTTGCCAGCCGATGCGTCAAGTTTGCCTGTGGTAATGGCAATACGAGCAGCATCAGTGTTGAACGATGTGAAACGGATATCCTGTGTAAGGAGTACTGTGATCCAGGGTGGAACAACAGCCCATCGTCCCGACTTGGGGACATTCTTCTGCGTGAGGTATTGATTGAGCACAACCAAGTAGTCATACACGGTTGCACCACCGCCAACATTTGCCGAGGTTGCGACAACAGGAGTGACAGGAGAACCAGAGGAGCCAATGTTGTTTGCTGCTATGGCATCGGTGTAAAAACCAGCATAGTACTGATCCATTTTGTCTGCCATCAGGTAGCCAGCTCGTTGTAATGCTACGCTCATGGCTGCCGGATTTGCTTGCATCTGGTCCACGTCGTCAACTTCAAAATTGAAGTACTTCGCCTGGCTGATGGTCAACATGGTCTGCGCATCAGTAAGACTCTCAGGGGGATTGATGTCAGTGTCTTTGACATAATCACTAATGGTCATATCGCCGATGGAGCTGATTTTGACGGTATCACCTTTCTGGGCGATTTCGCCTTGATAGTCGGAGTTGTAGAGCGCTCCATACACGAGGTTTTTTTGCAGAGCGGTGAGGATGGAATCAGACCATATCTGTCGAATAAAATTGTTAAAACTCACGGAAGACCTCCATCATCCCGATCACAACATCTCTCGAAAGATGCTCAGACCGAGATACGGAAAACTAGAGAACGATTTATCGGTGTTTGCTCATTGCGTCAAGGATCTTTGCTCTGGTAGACGCAGGAAGAGCATTATATTCTTCAGGCTTTAAGGTGCCTGCTTTGAGTCGATTGATATACTCAGTCGGATCATCCGACACGCGATTCGACCGAGATGGATTGGTTGCTGAGACTGCCGGTGCTGGCCTGTTCTGTGGTTTTGCTAGATACGGCTTTGCTTTGAGCAAGTCCGCTACCAGATCATTCACATTGGCTGGAGCGCCATTATCGTCATACTCAATTTCTGACCAGTCGAGAAACTTCACGGCGTCGTTTGGATCGGAAAAGCCAGATTGTGCAGCCTGCAAACGCACTTCGGTATTGACCTTGTATTCTTGTGCTTGTCTGACTGTATCATCATGGGCTTTTTGCAGGTCCGCAAGTTGCTTCTGTAACTTCTCTTGTTCAGACAACTTTTCCGACTCAATTTGATCGCGGTAGACTGCAAGCTCTTTGGCATCTTTACGGTGCTTTGCGGCTTCAGCGTTGGCTTTTTTGAGTGCGGAACGTAAGTTCTCTAACTCTTTACTCAGATCATCAGTAGACGGCTGAGATTGTGGTTGTTCATTGGTAGGTTCTGTTGCTAACGTCTCGTTAGTTTCAGCAGTGGTGTCCATCTCGGACTGCGGGGCATCCGTTGTCGGCATCTCGCTCTCAGTGGATGTGGTTGCTTCTTCAGCCATTATAGCCTGTCTCCTTGATATATGTCAACAATTTGTCGTGATGTAATAACAATTGGTTGATAGGATGAATAAAAATGAGTTATTGCCTCTCGCTTTTAAGATCGTCAGACGAGGTTTTTGTAGTTTGGCAAAAGCCACACCATTTACACCACAACTGAGTATCACCACCTGGATAGAGAGGCGGTGCATAATGCCAGTGATATTTATGAGCAAATTTCATAATCACCCTATACAACTTCCCTTTGATGTTCAACCCTTTATCCTCGTTGTGGCATCTTGAATCTACCTTATCAATTTCAAGTCAGTGAGAGTGATAGTACGAGTCGGAGGGAAGACTGTTGCGTCCTGACTCACAACATAAGATGGGACCAATTCAGGAAGCATACCTCCTGGTGTAGGTAGTGGAATATTCTCACTCTCAATAAGGAACATCCACCGGGCGTACACCAGATCAAAGTACACACCAATAAGAGCATACTGTTCAGGCAAATGAAGAAATGTGTGCCATTTCTCGAACATCTCAGCAACTTCAATGCTCTCTTGGTAACAATTGCCGGTCAACGGAGCACTCACGCCTTCAGGATAATCTGCCGATGGAATGCTCAAGTACATGCGTGCTCTTCCTTTGGGTTGCTTCTGCTCGACTTGCGGAATAACCGTTGCCTCTTTGGGTAAAAACACTATGTCCATTTTAGTTTCCTTTCTCTGGTAGGTTATCAAAGTCAATTGCCTCTGCTGCACGTTGCTTATATACCCTGATACCCGCTTGCATATCTTCTTCGCTCAACTGATGGATATCATCCAATGTGATGCCGGTATAAAGGTTATCCGTGAGTTTGATCCTAATTCCAGGTCCAGCAAGTACAACGCCATTTGGTTGTTTGCTCATATTCTCGAAGGTGATCTTCTCCCACGAGAAACCAGCATCTTGTACAGCCTTGACAAACTCAGATGCTAGCATTTATTGACCTCCTTGAGATTTGATTTCTTTCACCATCAAACCAAATATTGCATTTAGAGGAACGTACACATCCTCACCAGTGGTCAGACGGCATGAGATCAATATCTCACCAGACGAGGACAGCGTAGTCAAGACCTTTGTTGGTCGTCCGCCAACCGTTGTCATGTCCGACTTAGATTGATTAGATGGAGTGTTTGTCATTTGAGTTTCCTTTCCACTCAGGATCGTAATCCACGATATAACTATCAATCATCCCACACTCCTTTGCCACTTTTGCCCACTGGATATGTTCGTCTGTCGCGCCCGTAAAGAAGTATTTCCAGTCGCTAGACTCGATAAAATTCTGTTTTGACTCTCTGAACTTTGGAGCATCAGGAAATTGTTTCGCAAATGCCGCCTTAAGTGCCTGTGCTCGTGCGGCAGCGAGGATTGGGTATTGACGCTCAGAATCAGGATAACAGGTCAGCGAGAGGATAAGCCGTCTTGGTTCCTCGTCTACAATTCCAAATCGATCCTTGAGAGAGCCGATCAGTATATCTAGCATCTCGGATGGTGAGACTGGTACCGCCTCCTCTTTCGTGTAGGGTTGCACCCACCCTTCACGCGCCTCATCCAAGATTGCCTTGATTTCCGCTCGACTATAAAAGGTTTCTGGCATTTTACTCCCTATGGATATTTCTTGCTCAGTCGCATATCCTTCGATGTGCCACGTGAAGGCTTCCCGCCCATATTATTCTCCTTCATTCCAGGCTGTTACATCAACTTCAGTTACTTCTACATCAACTTTCCGCACAACTGGTTCATGACTGCGATTAATAAGGAGTGTGTGATCAGGATGCATAACGTTATAAGTCACTCTCGCCAAATTCTGACCAGTAGCAGAGAGCGTTAATTCAACATTGGTAACATTAATAATCTCGTCACCTGTATCTGCATCGTATACAGACACACTGTTTCCGTTTGTGTTCTGAGGCTTACCTATAATACGAATACGGCGCTTACCATTCATATGTGCTTTCACGCAGCCACTCCTTTGCAAATTACGTTAAAAATATTCCGAAACCTATTCCTGGGGAAGTTAGAAGTACAAACAAACTAAATGCCAACCTGGTTGAAGTTGCGAGATGTCCAGATTGAATACTTGGGCAGCCTGCTGTAGTTGTTCATTCCATCCGGGTTTTATCTCAAAGTCCTGTGGTGAAAGTGAAGTGACTTTATCCCACTCTGTTGTATGCAATGACTCCTCTACAGCGAGAAAGAAACCAAGTGCGCCACTATATCCGTAGATGTCTCCAATGCATCCATGATGGGCTTGCCTACCATGTGCATCACTCCATGGTGTTTCTTTATCGATATCTTCCTCATCGTTGTATGCTTCTTTTTCATCCTCTGGTTGAAGATATCCATAGAATAGTTTTGCTTCTGGATCTGTGCTCATTATTTCACCAGGTCTTTCAACGGTTTGACGTAAATAGAATGTCCCCAGTCCGCATCGTGGCTATGACCCACGAGATCACTCAAATCAAAGTCGCCATTCTTCCATCCATCGTATCTGGGTCCGAGTATATCTCGTTGAGTTGCAGCACTCTGCTCATGAAACCAATCAGCACCGCTTTGTATCTTTGGTCGAGAATCAGGAACAGACGACGCATCGACACCAATCTGGGATAGAATCTCATCCCACCCGACAGTCACAGGCACAGGCGCACATCGGCACTGTACATGGCTCTCTAAGTCTTCTGTGACATCGTGTAGCGTTCCATCCATCTGTAGGCAGGCTATACAGGTGTTCGCACTTTTAGCCGCTGTCCAACGCCACTGCTTGCAGATGTCAGCGTTGGCTCTGTAGTTCTCGGTGCTGCTGTTCTTGTAACATCGGTTCAATTCATTGCGACTAATCACCAATGCCCGATTTCTCGATATCCCCAACGCCTGCTCAACCTGTGGTGCAATCTTGCGTGGGTTCTGTCCTAGCGACAATCCAGTAAGCAATGCCTTGCCCACTAAATCCGCAGCCTCAGCACCGAAACCATGGAACAACTCATACAAAGGTGAACCAGATTGAGACACGCCAATAAACGCTCTGAGAGCCTCACTAGACGGTCTACCGAACGTCCAACTCATACCTGATGGTACGGTGGCGTCCATGAGTTCCTGTGCCGCTTGTGAGCCGAGCGTGACGCCGATCTGTTGTAACTGATGTGTGGTCATGAGCGCGAAACTACCAAAGCGATTGATTTCACCAGCAATGAACGCCTTGATGTTGGTCAACCGATTGCTTTCGTATAACCAGGACACCGGCACCGTCTCATCCTGTTGCTGCTTCTGTTCAATCTGCTGATATAAAGTGTTGAGCTTAAACCGTATGCCACCGAGCACACCAGCATACGAGTTATTGATAGCTTGTTCTGCTGATGCTTCATGTGCTGATAGTTGCTTCCGAAATTTGTTGAGCGTGGAGAGCATGCGGGATGTGGTGGTCACTTAAACACCACATCCAAATCTACAACCATTTCCGATTCAAAGCCATCGTTAAAGTACAGTGTGTACACCTTTTGCAACTTACTCCTCCCTACAGTTCTCACGTCAATCCCGATAGATACCAGATCACTCACCTTTTGCCAGATCTCATGTTCAACGTGGAACCGAACCTCTGCCACCATTAAGGCGCGTCGGTAGGGTGGATCTTCTAGATTAAAGAACCGTTCAGATGGAACAAAGATTACATGCTCGGCGCTCACTGTTGTTCCTCCTGAGCTTTCTCAAAACAATCTTGACACCAGACATCAACGTCATTCAGTACATTATAATCATCTGGATTAGTGGCAATCTTGCCCGATATGAACGTTGCCAGTGCTCCGCATTTGCACTCAAGACGTTTATTAACAATCATTATCACCGGTTGCCATCGAGATTTGGCTATGGTGCTCATTACTTCTTCCCCATATTTCGCAACTTTTCGATCTCATCCTCAGCAATCTTCCGTAATCTGCGTTGTTCTAATTCGTATTCATGCTCGACATTTGCCAACTCTACACATATTCCCATGATACCAGCAAGGAGAAGTAGGAACCCAATGCCATATGATAGCCATGACGCCCATATGACAAGGCTTACAAACTTTGGTGCTCCCAGAAAACAGAGAGACCAGATGAATATGCCGATGGCAACACCGAGACCGTTTCGATTCTCTTTCATACAATTACCTCTTGCGGAGCAGACGTGCCGCTCACGATGATACATGGCTGATACAGCCAATAGTGATACCAGTTCAGTATGCGCATAGTCTCTGCATAGACCTGTAAGACATCGTTCATGCGGTCACATCCTTCTGTACTGCCTGTACTGGCTTCTGGTTGAGCCGTTTGTCTAGCCAGCTCTTAGCCAACACGAACCCGAACGCAACGGCTATCAGCGTCGTCAGAAACGTGTAGAGCGAAACAATGAGAAAATCGAACATGGTTGCACTCCTTAGACACAAAATCCAGAGAACTCTGGTGCGACAACGTTTTTTACGGC